GTTAGCAGACAAGTAAGGTTGTACTGCTGGATATACATTTATGCTATTACTATCAAAAATTTTATTTTGATATTTTGAAAAATAGTTAAAAGTACTAATCATATTATCAACATTGTATATGCTTAATACAAAGTTAATACCAAGTAGTGTTATGTTTGGATGATTTAGTAATACTTGAAAGTTTTTGTCAATATTATTAAAGCTTGTACCGCGTATCCATTCATATGTTCTGTGTATTCCGTCAATGCTGGCAAAAATTTCTATATCTTTTAGTTTATCAAAAGTTTCTAAAGTTCTTTTAGGTATAGATGTTATGTTGCTAACCATTCTTATTTTGAGAGTTGGTTTTACATCACTGATTTTATCTAAGAAGGTTAAGCAGTTTTTATCGTACAACGGTTCACCGCCTTTTATAATTAATAATTCTAAATCGTTAATGTTATCTAATATTGATTCGAGTACTTCCTTCTGTAATACAACTGGTTTAAATTGGTTATAGTTGTAATGTGTTTTTAGTGCGTTAATTGCTTTTTGTGGCATTGACTTTTCTTGATGATGCCAGTGAGAACTATGAATACTGTTACACATAGCACACGCAAGATTACATTGATTGCTAAAACTAATGTCGAGATATCTAATTTTTGGTTCAATGTCAGTTGGTTCTCTCCGCCGGCCGTTAGCATACTTTAGTCGTTTACTTTCGAGATTGTGTTTTTCTTTGCTATAACAATAATTACATGCGTCAATATATTCATCGTTAAGCATTTTTTCTCTAATCTCTTTTATACGCTCTCCATAGAATATGTTTTCTATTGTAGTAGTTGATTGTGTAAAGTCGTGTAGACTATGCTCTAACTGGTCTGACCAGACAGGACATAGTTGAGCTAGGCCGCGTGGATCAATTGTAATACCATCAAAGGGTATATAACAGAAATGTTTCTTATCCATATATTGACATGTAAGATAAATACCTATATAATATTTATTGTTAATTTTGTTATTTTTTACTTGACATTTGTTCAATTAGATACTATAATGTATTTAATTAAGTTAATACTTAATTTTAAAACTAATATTTAGGCTAATAAAGGAGAAAATATATGGCTACATTGGCAGAGTTAAGAGCAAAACTCGCGGCACAGGACCAGCGTCAGACTGGTACTCGCGAAACAGATAACGCAATTTATGCGTTTTGGAATATCCCAAACGATACTACGGCAACGATGCGTTTTCTTCCCGATGGGGATGAAAGCAATACATTCTTTTGGCAAGAGCGTCAAATGATTCGTATGCCCTTCCCAGGTGTAAAAGGACAGGACGAAGCAAAACCGGTTACAGTAAATGTACCGTGCATTGAAATGTGGGGAGAAACTTGTCCAGTACATGCGGAAATTCGTCCGTGGTTTAAGGATCCAGCACTTGAAGATATCGGACGCAAATATTGGAAAAAGCGTTCATACATCTTTCAGGGATTTGTTGTAAACAATCCATTGGAAGGTGATGCAACACCAGAGAATCCTATTAGACGTTTTGTTATAAATCCTTCGATTTATAAGATTATTAAAGCGGCATTAATGGATCCTGAAATGGAAAATCTACCTACTGATTATACTAGTGGCACAGATTTTCGTCTTACTAAAACACAGAAAGGTCAGTATGCTGATTATTCAACTTCGAATTGGGCACGCCGAGAACGTGGTTTAACTGAAGAAGAAGCAGAAGCAATTGTTACACATGGTTTGTTTACATTAAGCGATTATCTTCCAAAGCGACCAACAACTGATGAAGTAAAAGTGATTTATGATATGTTTCAGGCATCAGTAGATGGTGAACTGTATGATTTAGAAAAATGGGGTGATCATTATCGCCCATTTGGTGTCTCAGCATCATCGAAAACTGAAACTACACAAGTTGCTCAAACTGAAACAGCACCGATTACAGCAACTACTGCGGTTGAATCAAATACCGAAACTGTTACAGAAACAGATACTGTTACAGAAACAGTTAGTGAGGATACATCCACCAGCAAAAGTGCAGATGAAATTCTTGCTATGATTCGTAATCGTAAAAAGACTGAAACCGAGTCGGCTTGAAAATATACAAGAGGGGGTTCGCCCCCTCTTATTTTATGGAGGATAATAAATGGTAAAACCCTATGATTTTTCTAAGTTAAGAAAAAGTTTAACAAAAAATATAGACGGCTTGAGTTTAGGATTTAATGATCCTAAAGATTGGATTCATACTGGCAGTTATGCACTAAATTATCTTATTAGTGGAGATTATTATAAAGGTGTTCCGCTCGGTAAGGTAACAATGTTTGCTGGAGAATCAGGTTCAGGTAAAAGTTTAGTTGTGAGTGGTAATTTGGCTCGTGCGGCACAAGAGGCTGGTTGTTTTGTTGTTATGATGGATAGTGAAAATGCGTTAGATACAGAATGGTTAGGAGCACTCGGTGTAGATACAAGTGAAGAAAAACTTTTAAAAATTAATGTATCTATGATTGATAGTGTTGCTAAAACATTATCAGAATTTCTTAAAGGTTATCGGGACGAAAATGAAGGCAACGAATATGAAGATTGCCCAAAGGTAGTAATTATCATTGATAGTTTAGGTATGCTGTTATCGCCTACTGATGTTGCTCAGTTTGAAAAGGGAGACCTTAAAGGTGATTTAGGACGCAAACCTAAAGCACTTACAGCACTGATTCGTAATACAGTTAATAATATTGCTCCATACCCAATTGGATTTATAGTTACAAATCACACATATGCTTCACAGGATATGTTTGACCCAGATGATAAAATATCTGGCGGCCAAGGATTTGTATATGCAAGTTCTATTGTTGTTGCTATGCGTAAATTAAAACTTAAAGTTGATGCAGATGGTAATAAGGTTTCTGATGTGTTAGGCATTAGGGCAGCTTGTAAAGTAATGAAAAGTCGTTTTTCAAAACCTTTTGAATCAGTACAAGTTGAGATTCCGTATGAAACAGGTATGAGTCCTTATAGCGGATTAGTTGATATGTTTGAAAAATCTGGTGTACTTGTTAAGCAAGGTAATAGATTAAAATATATCGATAAAGATGGCGAGGAGCATATGTATTTTAGGAAAGGATGGAATGCAGACACATTGCCTATTATTTTGAAAGAGCAAGGCAATGGCGTGGTGCTTGAAACAGTTGACGATGAATCTGTATTAGAAGAAATTGAGGAAGATTAGGTAAATATCCGTTGTTGTTGTTATGAGTATGGAGATAGTTAATGGATATTAATCCTGATGTAGTAATAGAAATATGGAATTTGTTAAAACCATATATTCCCCAAAAAGAAAGAGCAGATGTCGCATATAGTATTATAGATTTCTATGATACAAATGGTGATATTGAAGAATTACGAGAAAGTGATACTTTAGATTCATATCTTGCTAAGGCATTGAACGATTATTTGGATGACGTTGATGACGTTGACGACGAAGAGGATGAAGATTATTAATGGCCAGTTGGTATCAGCAAGTAGTTGAAAATATAGCTGCCCTTCCAGAATGTATAGATTATTTTGAAGGGCAGTTAGCCATTGCACGTAATGAAATTAAATTTACCGGAAGCATTGAAAAAGCTGCAAGTGCTATTCCAGCAATTGTACAATTACGTTTTTCTGAATTACAAGAAATTGAAGCAATTCTCGAGCACTTGAATATACATTTAAGAAAGTTACGAGCACAGACTTTTAGAATGTATTTAGAAAAATACAATAGGCAATTAAGTTCGCGCGATGCATCAGCCTATGTTGACGGTGAACAAGTAGTTGTTGACCAAACAGAACTTATTAACGAATTTGGTTTATTACGAAATCAGTTTCTTGGAGTGTTAAAAGCACTTGAGGCAAAACAATTTCAGATTAATAATATTGTTAAGTTACGAGTGGCAGGCCTCGAAGATTCCGAAATCAATATGTTTTATGGTAATCCGAATAAGTAATAGAAATAGATAATTTTTCTTGACAAGTAGGTTATCTATCGTGTATAATAATTACATTAATATATTGTAAAGGAGAATTGTAATGAGTATTAATTTGCGTAAAGCTGCTACTTTACAGGAGCAAATTCGTCAAGCTATTAGTGACATAAATTTAGATAATGTACCATCTGGTGAATTACCGGATCGGTTAAGTCGGGTAGAAGAATTAGAATCTGTGTTGTTTAGTTTGCGAGATAAAGTAGGTAAAGCAAATGTTGAAACTGGTGTTAGTACTCTGTTGACAAAAAGGGTACAACTTAATATACTTATTAGTAGATATGAAAAATTGGTTCGTAATGGTTATGAAGAATATAAGTCAAAGTTGTCAGACTTTCGAAGAGAAAGAGTAGTAATAAGTGAAAATATTCTTGAGTTAAATGTTAGTTCAGTTGTTACTTTAACAAGTGCCGATTTAGATATACTTACTAATGAAAATATATTATAAATTTATAAATATATGTAACTGAGTATTGTAAATAGATTAGTAGAATAAAAAAGAAATACTTGCTAATATTGTATTGAGATTATAAAATTAAATCGAGAGGAAAATATTCAGTTATTTGATGAAAGGACGCCGCGGCGTCCTTTCTTTTTATTATTGACAATTACAGATTTTTTGTTATTATAATTATATGGATAATAATAAATCAGAAAAGTTAGTTCAAGAATGTGTTGATGCAATAGGTAATGTTGCTATGCGAAATAATATAAATATTGTTGATGAGGATTTTGTTAAAGACATAGCACTTTCGTCAAAATTTTTGAACGCAGCTTTTGAAAGGCAATTAGGCCAACAAAATAACTTGCATGAGCATATGTCTAAACTAACAAATTCTATATTAAAGTAATTTAATAGGAGTTAGTTGTGCGATATAAATTGTATCTCGATGATATAAGAGTTCCGGCACATGTTGGATCTGGTCTTAAGAATACACCAGGTTGGCTAATGGCTCGTACTTACGACGAAGCAGTGAATACAGTTAAGCAACATGGGTGTCCTGTTTACATTAGTTTTGATCATGATTTAGGTGATGAAAATGCTAAAACTGGATATGATTTTGCTAAATGGCTTGTAGAGCAAGATCTTACTTATAATATTATACCTGCTGAATTTGAATTTAATGTACATAGTGCAAATCCAGTAGGAGCCGCAAATATCACAAATCTACTGGATGCTTACTTAAAAACCAGGTAAAAATTAGGGTATTTCATAATGAGAATAATTCTTATTTAAAACCCTATTAAAACAAGTGGTTTTTTGTTGTAAAAAACCCACACTTTTTTAAGATTGACATATCTACGGTCTGTAGTATAATGTATACATAATGATAGAAGTTCTACTATTTCTAATCTTGCTTGTTTTGGTAGTTAAATGTCTGCCAGGATTAGCGAACTTTTTGGTTACTGCTATTTTGGCAATTTGTGCCATAATCGGTGCTATCGTTTTATGGGTAGCAATTTTTTAACTTCAATATAGGAAACTATAATATGTCCGCTCAGGTGTTAGTAAAGGTTACTGGCTCATATCGTAATGAGCCTGTTGACAATATGGTTTTTCCGTTGCTCAAGGATTTTACGGTGGGTAAACGGGGAAACACAATTACCGTAGATTGCTCAGAGTTCTCTGGGCATCCGTGGAACAAATCAAGTAACGGTAAGGCACAGATTAAGATTGCCGATAAGGCAGCATACGAATTTGTATCTGGTGATACGCCAATTGGCCCAGCAGATCCAAAGAAACGTGCCAAGCCAGTTGAAACAGATGAAGAAGCGATTACACGAATTCGTGAGCGGTTTGATATTCTCGAGGAAATGACAGAAGCCACCATGGAAGGAACGGTACGTGGTATGATAGTATCAGGCCCTCCGGGTGTTGGCAAATCGTTTGGTGTGGAAAATACCCTTGACCGAAGCCATGCTTTTAATAAACTCGCAGGTAAGTCTCCTAAGCATATGGTGGTCAAAGGTGCAATGACTGCCTTGGGTTTGTATTGCTTACTTTATAATTGGAGCGATAAGGGACGAGTGCTGGTACTGGATGATTGCGATACAATCCTCTGGGACGAACTAGCACTGAACATCCTCAAGGGTGCTCTTGATTCAGGTAAGCATCGCAGGATTTTTTGGAACGCAGATTCCTCAAAACTGCGGCAAGAGGGAATTCCGGATCACTTTGAATTTAACGGTTCGATTATCTTTATTTCAAACTTGAAGTTTGACGCACTGACGAAGGGAAATCGAATTGGCAAGATCAAGGATCACTTGGAAGCCATTATCTCCCGTTGTCACTATTTGGATCTGACACTGGATACAATGCGCGATAAGATGATGCGTATTAAGCAGATTGTTGGAGACGGTATGCTTGATGAGCACAACCTTAAAGATGGAGACGATCAGATGATCGTCAATTACATTGATGAGAACAAGGATAAACTACGCGAAGTATCTCTTCGAATGGTTCTCAAGGTTGCTGACTTGTATAATATGGCACCTAAAAACGAGAAATGGAAACGACTGGTTGAAACGACTTGTATGCAGAGACAACCACTTGTATAAGATTTACACTGTCTGAGCGGATAGTGGCCGGGGGGTAACCCCCGGTTTTTACATTGACTTTTTTTCCGTATTAGTATAAAATAGTATTATGGCTACAGCAAAATTAATCATTCGCGATGAGGTTAATATTAAGTTGGATCAAATAGATCCAATGACTCGTCGTAAAATGTCTGCCGCTCTTAAATTTATGTTACCATATGCCTACCATATGCCTGCGTATAAGTTAGGACGATGGGATGGTATGATTAGATTTTGCGATGTAGGTGGCAGAACTTATTTAAATTTGTTGGATACATTGCTACCAATAATCCAAAATGCAGGCTATGATATTGATATTGAGGATCATAGGCAGACTTGGAACCTAAAGTTTGATGAAATAGACGAAAATTATTTAAGTGATATTAACTGGCCAAAAAAACATACGCACGAAGGGCAACCTATTGTACTGCGTGATTATCAGGTAGAGGCTATTAATAATTTTTTAAATCACTTGCAAAGTTTACAAGAGATTGCAACAGCCGCAGGTAAAACAATTATTACCGCTACGTTAAGTAAGTTATGTGAGCAGTATGGTAGGACGATTGTTATAGTACCTAATAAGAGTTTAGTAACGCAAACAGAAGAAGACTATCGAAATATAGGATTGGATGTTGGCGTGTTTTATGGTGACCGAAAGGATTATGGACACCAACATACCATTTGTACTTGGCAATCATTGAATGTGCTATTAAAAAAGAGCAAACGAAAAGAAGCAGACATTGATATAGAACAATTTATAGATGATGTTATTTGTATTATGGTTGATGAGGTGCATCAAGCAAAAGCAGATGTGCTAAAAGAATTGCTCACTGGTGTATTTGCTAATGTACCGGTACGATGGGGATTGACAGGAACAATACCAAAAGCAGAATATGAATTTATAAGTCTTAAAGCAAGTCTCGGTGAAGTTATTAATCGTATAAGTGCACACTCGTTGCAAGAGCAAGGTGTGTTAAGTAATTGTGAAGTTAAAGTTTTGCAATTAAAAGATGATGTAGAGTATCCAAATTACCCGAGCGAGTTAAAGTATTTGTCAACAGATGCTAATAGAATAGATTATTTGGCAAGTGTAATACAGGATATAGCAAGCACAGGCAATACACTTGTATTAATAGATAGAATTAAAACAGGTGAGATGCTTTTGGAACGAGTTCCGGATGCTATATTTGTAAGAGGTGCTACAAAAAATGAAGAGCGTAGAGAACATTATGATGAAGTGGCAACAAGTAATGATAGTTTAATTGTAGCAACATATGGTGTAGCATCAGTTGGTATTAATATTCCCCGCATTTTTAATCTTGTATTAATTGAGCCAGGTAAAAGTTTTGTAAGGGTAATACAGAGTATTGGACGAGGAATTCGTAAAGCACACGATAAAGACTTTGTTCAAATATGGGATATTACTAGTAATTGTAAATATAGTAAACGGCATTTAACAACACGAAAAAAATATTATCGTGAAGCCAAGTATGATTTTCATATTGAGAAAGTTTCTTATAAATAAGTTGCAATTTGTTTTATGTTGTTGTATAATAATAAAAAGGTTATAAATGCAAATATTAACAATAGACAACGAAGCATATAGTTTAAATAATTTACCAGATGAAATTGACGATGTTAGATATTGTGTATTAGATACAACTGATCCAACATTTATTGATTATTATTTTTTACCATTAATTTTTTTAGAAAGCTTTAGTTCTCCGGCAGTTGTATTACAAGTAGGAGAATACCAAATACAAATGCCATTAGATTGGAGTGTATTAGTAGGAGAACCAAGTCAGGGAGATATGGAAATTATACCTTTGGCTAATTTAAATGATCGAGGTTTTGAAACCTTATTATATAATCCATTAAAAGGGTATATGCCTACGTGGGCACCAATACAAATAATAAATGTGTTTGTAGAGGTTAAATGGTTTTTTCCTAAATTAAAGTTTGGGCATATATTAACAATGCCTATTGAAAATAAAAGCAATCCGTTATGTGGTTATTTTGTAAAAGAGACAAATAAAATACCTGATGTAATTGATATTGGCGATATTATTTTATGAAAGTTGATATGTTCAAAGAGATTCTTCCTGCAATAGGCAAGAAGGATAGAAGTTTTTATAATAATCTTCCAGTAGAATCTAAAAAAAGTAGCACTATGAATTTTTGGATGATACATCGCTGGGCAACTTGCCCAATTAAAAATAAAGAACATTATATTTTATTTGTAAATGAACTATGTAATCGTAATTATAGTGAAATTAGTACTCATCCAGAATTGCAATGGTTATTGTTAAGTGCTATTGGGTTAGGTAATGAGAAATATTTTCGTCAATGGGTTGGTACACCAAATAGCAGAATAAAAGAAAGTAAAATAGATACATTTTTGTTAGCTGTATATCCAACTATTAGTGATGACGAATTAAATTTATTAAAGGAAATGAACACAGAAGATGACTTCCAAAATCTTGCAAAAGAAATGGGATACAACGACAAGCAAATTTCTGATATCTTTGATGGAAAATCTAGAAATAAAAAGACCTGAAGGGTTTAAATGTAAATTTTGTAATAGAGATTATAAAAGTGTTAAAACATTAAGTGCACATATTTGTGAGCAAAAGAGACGACATCTCGCTCAAAACGAAAAACAGGTGCAACTTGGTTTTAGAGCGTTTCAACGATTTTATGAATTAAACTCAACTGCAATTAAACCTAAGATTAAAACATTTGACGAATTTCGCCAATCACAGTTTTATCTTGGGTTTGTTAAGTTTGGTAAATTTGCAAAAGATGTAAATTGCTTACAGCATGAAGATTTCGTAGATTGGTTAGTTAGGCATGATTTAAAATTAGATGATTGGATTAAAGATGGTGCATATGAATTGTTTGTTAGGGATTATACAAATAGTGAATCAGCCAATGAAGCATTAGAACGAAGTGTTAAGTTTATGCGACGTTGGCAAGAAAAGGAAAAGAAAGATTGGGTATTATTTTTTAAAGAAGTTAGTCCTAATATTTTTACATATTGGATTAGAACAGGGCGCATTTCACCATGGGTAGTTTTTAATTGTCAATCTGGACAAACAGCATTGAATAATTTAAGTGATGAACAAATGGCGTTAGTGGCAGATGCATTGGATCCAAAATTTTGGTATGGAAAATTTGAGAATAATCAGAATGAGGTTACGTTTGTTAAATCAATTTTGTTAGATGCCGGCTTATGAAATTACCAGATATTGATATTGATTTAAAAAATAGAGAAGAGATTTTATCTGCTTTAAAACATATACCTGCGAGTATCGATGGCAAAAAGAAACATAATACTGGTGTGTATTTTAATGATATTCCAATTAATCCATTTACTAATGTTTCAAGTATAAATTATAAAGATGCTGAATTGCGTAATTATTTTAAATTAGATTTATTAAATGTTAGTGTATATGAAAAAGTCAATAGCAATGAACATTTAGAAAAGTTAGTGCAACAGGAACCTGTTTGGGAATTATTAGAATATAAAGAAATAGTAGAGAAGTTATTTCATATACATAATCATTATGATATTGTAAAACAGTTAAAGCCAAAAAGTATAGAGCAATTGGCGGCAGTATTAGCAGTTATTCGTCCAGCAAAGAGACATTTATTAAATAAAGACTGGAATATAATTAATAAAGAAGTTTGGCTTAAAGTAGATGATGGGTATTCTTTTAAAAAGTCTCACGCAATTGCATATGCAATTGCTATTGTAGTACAATTAAATTCAATTGTTGAAGATGCTAATTAGTTTTATTAATTTTTCGCACTAGTTGTACAGTTCTGCGTTTGGCTCTTTTGCGTATAATGTTATGGAGACTTGTAATTGGGCCAAATAAGAATTCGACATCTTTACTAATAAAATTTCTTAAGCAATATCGAAATTGTTCTGTTTCTTGTGGTAAGAATAAATTAATTGGAGTTATACGATTACTTTCCCACCACCATGTGTCACCAAGTGTAAGAAATTTTTCTTTATCATGACCTAGCACGGTGTCATAGCAATATATACTTGTTATTTGTGTGTTATGGTTTTGTATGATGCCGACAATTTCTTGCCCAGAATATTTTATACCAGTTAGGAATGGATATTTTTCAGTGATATGCTTGATGTCATCTGTCATTACTATTGTACTTATCTAATAAATATAATAGAGTAATAAACAATGGCTACAAGTAATCTCTATCTTTATAAACCAATATATGAGTTAACGATACTTGATAATGGCCAAAGAATGGAAGGGCCTATGTATAATAATACAGTTAAAATTCATAAAGGAATAGATGATAAAATTACATTTAATGTATATGATGAAAATCGGCGACTTGCATCTATTAGTCATTTGACATTGGCGGTTAATATTATTGATGCTAATACTGGTGCATTAGTTTTAACAAAAACACCAGTTGTAAGAGAAGGGGTAACAGGTACATTGGATGTTATCTTTAGTTGGGGTGATACTGCTAATCTTGATGCTGGGTTATACGAGTTTAGTATAACAACAACTAGTGTAGATGGTGAGACGGGTACATTGTATACAGATTTGTCACAAAAAGCTATCGGTACAATTGAAATCCTTGATAATATTTTGCCAAGTCCTTCGACTACATTAAGTGTGTCGTCATTTACAGTAAATGGTGGACGATACGAAAGCGATCCTGTAAGTGCTTCACCTGGTAGAAATTATCAAACTTCATTACATACTTGTGCAGTTTATGCTACAACATATACTGGAAAGTTTTATGTCGAAGGCAGTCATGATTTAACTTCGCCAACAAATTGGTTTGTTATTGATTTACATCCTACAAATAGTCTTTTGGATTGGAATGTATATACAGCAAAATCAGGTATAGATCCGTTTAATTTTAATATTACAACAAATTGGTTTAGATTTGTTCATATTCCTGATGGTGCTAATGTTGGTACACTTGACAAAGTTCTAATTAGAAGTTAAAATATATTAGTGCTTATTGATAAGTTAAAATCTTTAATTCTATTCCGTCTTCCTGGCAGGAAAGCAAGCCCTGGTGGTTGGATGTCTTTAAATTGTCCAATGTGTATTAGTATGGGCGAAGCAAGACCAGATAAACGCAAACGAGGCGGTTTTAATTTTACAACAACAAATGTAATTTCGTATCATTGTTTTAATTGTGGTTATACGACAGGCTGGCATGCAGGAAGTGTATTAGGATATAAGTTTATTAATTTGTTATCTGGAATTAATATCGAAGATAGTGTAATTAATAAATTAAAAATAGAAAGTTTAAAGGAAAAAGATCAAGATATAATTGTTGAACCTGCTAAAGAAATAAATTTAGATTGGCCAAGTGTTAACTTGCCAGATAAGTCTATTCCTATATCAGATGAAGTAGATAAAAAAGTTTTAGCATATTTACAATCTCGCGGTAAAGGCATTTATGAGAATTGGGATTTTTATTGGTCACCAGATACATATATGGATTTCAATAGGCGCATTATTATACCTTGCTATTTTAAAAATAAAATAGTAGGTTGGGTATCACGGCATATTAAACCAAATAAAGATACAGCACCAAAGTATTTTGTTAAAATTCAACAAGATTATTTGTTTAATATAGATCAACTATATACAAAAGAAAGAAAATATGTTATATTAGTTGAAGGACCATTTGATGCAATAGGTATTGATGGTGTTGGTTTGTTAGGATCAGAAGTAACAGAAAAACAAGCAGAGTTTTTAAATAGTTTTGGTAAAAAAGTTGTATTAGTTCCTGACAGAGACAAAGCAGGAAAAAAATTAATAACAAGTGCAATTAAATATGGTTGGGCAGTTAGTTTTCCTGATTGGGAAAAAAATGTTAAGGATGTTGCTGATGCAGTTAAAAAATATGGAAGATTGTTTACATTGAGAAGTATTATGGATGGAATTGAGGAAAACTCAATAAAAATAAATGTTTTAAAGAGGCAAATATAATGGGACATATAGGAGATTTATTTAAAAAAGTTGATGATTTGCAAAAGCAAATAGATGTTATAAAAGAACAGAACGATAAGTTTCAAGATATAATAGATCAAGCAGGCGGAGTGCTTGATGATGATTTAGGAACAGGTAGTATTGATACTACAACGGGCGATGCTAAAAAAGATGATGTATCTGGAAATACACCAGCATCAAGTCCATCACCGGGGTGTGGAATGAAATTAAATTATAAAGAACAAACAGTATTAAAGTCAATAACAACGCAATTGCGTACTAAACGGATAATGACTATTAAGTTATTAAATTATGTAAATAGGATGTTAAAAACTGATCCTCATTTTGTTCACCAGGTGAACAACGAGAAAACATCATAATGCCAAAAGAGTTTACAGAAGATCTACAAAAACTGTTTTTGGGTTTTTTAGTAAGTGATAAAGATTTGTATGTACGTATACAAAGTTTAGTTGTACCAACATATTTTAATAATAAGTTTCGGCCAGCGGTTGCGTTAATAAATGAACACTCGGAAAAGTATAATAGTTTACCAACTATTGATCAAATTAAAGCAAAGACTGGTATAGAAGTTGAACTAGATAGTGAAGTAACGATTCGTCATAAAGAATGGTTTCTGGATGAATTTCAAGACTTTGCAAAATTTAAAGCATTAGAACAGGCAATTTTAGCAAGTGCTGATGATATTGAAAAGGGTGAATATTATTCAGTTGAGAAACGAGTCAAAGAAGCAAGTGATGTGGGTTTAACAAAAAGTTTAGGTACAGATTATTTTGAAGATCCTGTAAAACGTTTAAAGTCATTAAAAGATAATAACGGGCAAGTAAGTACAGGTTGGACAGCAATTGATAAAAAATTGTTTGGTGGTTTTAATAAAGGTGAATTATCAATTTTTGCAGGTGGTAGTGGTACAGGTAAGAGTTTGTTTTTACAAAATCTTGCATTAAATTGGGTATCGTTAGGTTTAAATGTAATATATTTTACTTTTGAATTAAGTGAAGAATTAGTTGCAATGCGAATAGATAGCATGGCAACAGGAATGTCCAGTAGAAGTTTATTTAAAAATTTAGAAGATGTAGAATTAAAAGTTAAATTACTTTCTAAACAAGCAGGTGCAATGCAAATAGCATATTTGCCAAGTGGTGTCAATGCTGGACAAATTAAATCATATCTTAAGGAATATGAGATACAATCGGGTAAACAGCCACAGGCAATTTTAATTGATTATTTAGACTTAATGATGCCAAATGATAGGCGTGTAAGTCCTAGTGATTTGTTTGTTAAAGACAAATATGTTGCAGAAGAATTGCGTAATTTAGCAGTTGAGTTAGATACATTATTAGTAACTGCGTCACAGTTAAATAGGACAGCAGTTGAAGAAATAGAATTTGATCATAGTCATATTGCAGGTGGATTAAGTAAAGTGCAGACAGCAGATAATGTTATGGGTATATTTACAAGTGCACCGATGCGAGAGCGAGGTAGGTATCAAATTCAATTTATGAAAACTCGTAGTAGTAGTGGGGTTGGCCAACGGGTTGATTTGCAATTTGATATAGATAGTTTAAGAATTAGTGATTTGCCAGAAGGTGAAGAAGAGCAACCATCAGAAGCTTTATATAGTAATGTTGTTAGAACAAGTTCAGTAACAGATGATAAAGAAAATGAAAAAGGGCAAACAACTGAAGTTAAAGCATCTAATTTAAGAAAGATGATTGCAAATATGAACAAATTGGATCGTTAAAAAGAACTTTAAATAGATAAATATAAGTTGTACGGATTTTGTTATGAAAATTAAAAGCATATTGAATGAAATTGAAGATATCCTCCCTAAAAGGGATAAAGAATTAATTGTTGAAAATAGAGCAAGCCATGTTATTGTCAGTGCTAATAATATTATGCATTTATTAGAGGGTAATTATGATGCTGACACAGCAGGTAAATTACAAAAGAAATTTTTAAATGCAATTCGTACAGGAAAAATAGAAAAATTTAGTAATGCCTTGAAGCGAGTTAACGATGCAAATCAACGAATTGATTCTAAACATAAAACAGAAGCGTAAATTCCGCGGCCCTCGAATTTCCCGTAAGCGACAAGTAGGTTTCCATAAACTTGCTGATGTTCGTAGAGCAATTCAGGATGATGTTGAAATAGACGAAGGTGCAAACACTCATTTAACTCATTTTGAAGATAAAGTTTTTCATGGTGGGTATGAAGGTGCCGAAGAAGCCTTAAATATTGGAATAGCTCTTTTGGACATGTTAGAAGGGCATACAAAGTCACCAATAAATATAACAACAAAATGGGATGGCTCCCCTGCTATTTTTGCAGGTAGAGATGCTACAACTGGCAAGTTTATAATGGGAGACAAAGGTATTTTTGCAAAAACTGGTGCTCGCATTATGGATACGCCAGATGCAATTGATGCTAATAAGCAAGGTGACGAAAAAAGTAATTTGCGTATTAAATTAAAAGAAGTTTTAACAGAATTACCTAAAGTTTTTCCACCTAATTTTAAAGGATTATTACAAGGTGATTTACTTTTTTATTCAGGGAATAAAGAAAAAGCGTTATTGGATGACGAAGAGGCTATATTTTTTACGCCAAATACGTTAACGTATGCAGTTCCACTGAATAGCGATATAGGCAAAAAGATAGATAATGCTAAAATAGGCATTGTGTTTCATACTAGTTATCCAGACTGGCCTGCAAGCAATGATGCTAAATTTGGTGCTGGTATTGAAGATTTAAATCATGTAGATAGTGTTTGGCTCAGTGATGCTAATATAAAAGATGTTAGTGGACAAGTAACATTGACAATAGAAGAAACAACTCAAATACGTAAAGCATTAAATGAAGCAAAGAAAGATTTAATAGCAACCGGTAAGAAGTTTTTTAATTTTTTAGATACAGATGCATTTGGTAAAGAATTTGGTAAGCAATTAGAAGCCACAATTAATGCAAGTGTCCGGCAAGGCGCTATTCCTGATAATGCCGAGCAATTTGCTTCAAGTTTTATTAATCGATTCGAAGAAGGAATAGAAAAATTAATTGCAAACTATAAAAAAGAAGATGCAATTAATAGAAAAAGTCAAGAATTAGAGGCAGGTTTAAAGTTTTTTGATGCAAATAAAGACAGTTTTTTGCATATATATGAATTGTGGTTTAGGTTGTATAGCATTAAAGAGATATTTGCTAAGAAATTGCACGGCATTAGAGCGATGGAAACGTTTGAAGAGATGCCCGATGGAACATTTGAAGTTCGCGACCCGGAAGGATTTGTAGCAGTTGATCACGTAGGTAATGCTATAAAAATTGTTGACAGATTAGGGTTTAGTGCCGCAAACTTCCAAAAGGAATATTAATAAATAGTATTATGGAATTAGAATTTATAAATGATCTGTGTGAAAGTAGATTAATTAGGAATAAAAAATATATAAGTCGTTATACGGCTAAGGATGCCGCTGACTTGGTATTTTTATATGCATGTATGTTGAATATTCTTAAGAATGAGTTTAAATATGCGCCAGTAGCATCTCAATATGCTAAAAAGACATTAATGTATAATAATTTTAATATTTTTCGTCTAAATGGTACCGACATGTATATATTATTAACAGGATTGATTGGTACTGATGATACAAATGAATTGTTTGCAGACAAAGAAGCAAGCACGTTATTTTTAGCAGATTTGCGTGTAAATGAACCGCAATTAAAGGAATGGTTGCGTTTAAGTGCCAAAGGTATAGCACGAAAGGATATAGATTCGCAATTTTTATATAGATTAGAAAAACAGTTAAAAGTTGACAATTCTCAATATAAGTCTGTTCGTCGTCTTGCATCTGATTGGGTAAATTTAAAACATGGGCAAAAGACATTAGTTATAACACGAATTATACAAGCATTAAGAGCAAGAGCAGTCCGGTCTGAACTTATGCCAGTTATGATGAGATTGGCAAAAGAAAAGAAATATGTATCTGTAAAACCTGTAAAAGATATGGAAAAAGCACAACCAGCAAATACAAAAGGGGGTATGTCTTCCCGTTCTAAAATTGCTATGGGTATAGGTCTTACTGGTGCAGCTACGTATGGTGCGTATCGTCTTGCTAAACATCTTACTGGTAAAACAGGCACAAAACGAAGTTGGCGCGATAATGTTGGACGCGGCCATCAGTCAAAATAATTTAATTAACCATTATGTTTAAAAATGGTTTCAAAAGATAAATAAACATAAGCATCGATATTAACGATGCAAAAGAAAATAAAGGAGAAATTCCAATGGTAGCAAAAGTAAACGGCGCAATCGCAGCTGGTCAATTTCTAGGACATGATGTAGATCACTGGTCCTCAACAGGTGTTGATCTAACAGTTGCGGCTAACGCACAAGCATTTATCGATGCAGTAGAAACAAAAGCAAGTGTAGTACTAATTGGTGTATTAGCAGATGCAGCTGGTAACACACGGTTTGCAGTAGAGTCACCAAGTGCATGGGATGCGGCAGGTTTGTCGACAGCCACAGGCGCAACAGTAACGGCTTTCGTATACTAAGATTCGATTATAACCAAATTAAGAACCCCCTCGCAGAGGGGGTTTTTTATTCTCACTAAATATTTTTATGCATGAGTTTAACCCAGATACTGCAACTTGGTTTACTGTTTATACTTTAATTGATATTACACATTCTTCAAGACGCAAAGATGTATCTCAGAAAAATTGGGATATGATTATTAACTGTTTAAGTATGGTTTGTCAACCTTTGGGTTCTCATATACCTATAAAAAAGAAACGTAAGTTAACAAAGTTTAAATTTGGTTCTGAATATAAAAATAAAATAAGAAATGTTTGGACTTGGTCATTTGCAGTTGAGCAACAGGGTATAATTACAATTGAAAAATTAGTTGAAGATTTAAATGGAATACCCGTTTCAGATAGGTTAGAATATGTTGAAACAAAAGACTCAAAAATCAAAAACACTTATTTTTCTATAAAGGAAATGGAATAAATACTATTATGGCAAGATCAGACGTAAAAAAATTATATGTACATGCAGGCGACACGTATGATGTTGAGACGGAAAGTCTCGAAGCACACGTGGCTATTTGTAGTGAGCGATATTTTGCTATTCATCAACATTTACAAGAATCTGAAAGTAGATTATCACAAAAAATTGAAACAAACTCAGCTCAAATTTCTCGAATAGAGAAAATAGTAATTTGGAGCATGGGTGCAATTTTTGTAACCCTCCTTGGTAGTATCCTCGCAGTAATTTTAAGATAATTTAAAAACTCATTTGGTATAAATATAAGTATGAATCTGGGTGAATTAATAGGCGAAGATCCTGTACTTGAAGCACGGCGTGTTTGGGCACGTCGTGGTAATAAAGTTGTGCAAAAGTTTCGTTGCACATCTGGGTGGCGCAAAGGAAGATTGGTATCAACTCCGGCTAGTTGTTCAAAACCATTGGATATTAAAAAGAGATTTAGTATTAAAAAAACAAGAGCGAGGCTTGGTCCTCGTATTGTTCGAAAAACGAAGCGGGCAAAAAGATTTAATCCAATAACAAAGAGAATAACACAATTAAATAAACCTCTTCGTCCAAAAACAAAATCTGGTGGTTCTACTAAATGGTGGCAACGGAGTAATTAATTATGCGAATAGATGAAATTACTGGTGTATTAAATGCATTAACATCAATTGCTAATAAAGCCAAAAAGCCTGGCCAGGTATCATCGGATATAGGTCGAATTATGAGTCCACGGACAGGAACTAGTAATGCAGTTGGTAGTAAGAATACTCCATCGCCGTCGATAACTAATAAAATTGGTGCTGGTAGTCCGCCAAAGACAGGCACTAATGTATTAAAAAAAGCCGCCAATACTGGATTTCAGTCAGCAATTAAATCAACAGCTACAAGTATGGGCGCCGATGATAATAGTAATGATTCTCCGACAACTGATACAACACCAGGCACAACAGGTACAACAGGTACACAATCCGCACAAGATATGCAAAATTCACCAGAAGCAACATTGGATGTAATAAATGGTGAGGAAGTACCAGAGATAACATTACCAGATATGAAAGTTAATATACAACCAGGTAGTAAAAATATTGAATTAGTATCTAAAGATAAAAAAACTAAAATAGAATTACCACAAAAAGATCTACTTGCTAGAATGCAAGAGTTAGCAGGGAATAAACCATGAAACTTAAAGAAATAGGAGTGTCAGTATTAGAAACAACTTCAGCAGGTAGTATTGCCGCTGTTGCTTCGAATCTTTTTGCTACTCCAATTAAACGCACTAAAAAGAAGAAGGATAAGAATCCTAGCATATATGATAGTGCTAATCCAAAATATAAAAATACACAGGTTAAAGGTAAAGATCCAGTACCTTCAAAGTCTAAGCCAACCTCAGGACACCAATCACCGCATCCTTTTAGAGGTAAGTTAGTCGGTGAAGGTGATATGGAAGCAGATCGAGAAGCAGGTATTAAATGGGTTGACAATCCAGATTGGGAACGATTGCATAATATGGATTTGGATATGGTTAAGGATTTTCTTGGGCATAAAGAAAGTGTTTCAGAACAACCAGCTGCTCCAATGGATCCACAAGTTGCACAAAAAGCTACTTCGTTAAAAACTGTTGCTGGTGGTACTGCAAGCGGCGCTATGGTAGCCAAAGGATTAGATAAAATTGGTCAAGGTGGAACAATGCCACCTGCTTTAGTAAAAGCAATAGCACCATATGCACGAGCGATCCAAAAGATGTTATCAGACCCGCAATTATTTTCTAGATTTAAAGCACTAATGAAATTAGCTAATAAGGCAGATACCGGTGCATCAGCAGATGCCGCAGTAGGAAGAAAATTAGGTGAATCATTAACTAGACAACATTTTCAAATGTTTGCTAATCTGCTTCGGGATATAGAAGATCGCGATAAACGAGAAGATCATGCTGAATTTTTAATTAGAGCGTTTAAGCAAGATAATGAACGGTTTGATGTACAAAGATTTCTTAAAGCTGCTGATTTAGTTACAGAAAAAGCACCACCTGGTAGAGAAAAGCAAGTAAAAGCATTAAAGAAAAAATTTAAAGGTGATAAATCCGCACCGTACGCAATTGCATGGGCGCAACACAATAAGGGGAAAAAGTAATGGCAGTAAAAACATACATGGATCTAATCGATGAAATGAAAGCACTAGCCGATAAGATTAATAAACATTATGATAGTGTAACACTTGAAACAGAAATTCCAATTGAAGATGAGAAAACTCGAATCTTGCGCGAAGCAGGTATTATAGAGGATGACAATGAGACACCAGAGGATGAATCGCCAGTGGCCGAAGAGACAGAAGCACAGTCTGATGAAGAGGAAACCATTGAGGAAGTTGAATCAGCGGAAGAATACGAAAAGGACAGGATAAGAGAACAACTGGATATTGTTGGCGTCGAAAATGACGAGCATATTAATGTAGTTGGTACAGGCCGCCGCGGCGAGATTAAAGCAAGATATGATGATCTTGTACGTATTTTTGGAGAGCCTACAAAGTCTAAAGAAAGAGGCGACCAAATGGATAAGACTAATGCTGAATGGTATTTAGAATTTGAAGTGCGAGATGAGGATGATCCAGAAGATACTGATTATATAGTTGCAACTATCTATGATTGGAAATATCCAGAATTACCACTTGATAAAGTACAATGGAATATCGGCGGTAAAACTTGGAAGTCATATGAAGCAGTTACTGATTATATAGATAATCATGGTGCTACTACTGAAAGTGATGAAGGTCCAGAGTTGCAACGATTAATGAAATTAGCAGGTTTATCAGTAGAAGAGGCTATGATATCCGGTGATTGGGAAAAATTGGGTATAACAAATGACGATCTGGAACCAGATGATGCTTTTGGTGGAGGAGCATGGTCAGTTGGCCTTGGCGGCCCGAATTCGAAATTCTATTGGTTCAAAGAACAAGATACAGGCACTCATTTTGCTACAGTCGTTGATATAGGTAATGGTACTTGGAAAATTGAAGATGCCGACGGTAATGTGGTTACGGACGCGGCATTAAAATCATGGGACAATGTAGAAAGAATTGTTGGAAGAATGTTCTTAGGTCCAAGAACCGCGCATGATGAAACTCCATCGGCTGAAGAATATAGGTAGAGATATATTATGAGACTTGCTGAGTTATTAGGTAATTTACATACCTATATTAGTAATGAAGAACATAAAGTTCTTGAAATGGTCAAGGACTCGAGTATATCTTATTGTGATAATTTTAATGAAAGAGATTTTGAATTAGCCACTGGTCTTGTTAAGCGTGGCGTGTTAACCCGGTCTAAAGACTCTAAGGGATTGTTTTTTAATATAGTTAAATAATTTTATGAGACAACATGTGTTAAAGAAGCTAAATGCTTTGGTAAAAAGTATTGCTGATAAAAGTTCAGTGGAAAATAAACCCATTGTTCATAAAGGTGGTATAATTGCCAACGAATGGGAAGTCAAAAAAATAAAAAAGAATGATTATTGTATTATTTGTAAAAAAACTAATACTGTTTTAATTAAGGATATTGAATTATATGAAGTGGCTTATAATATTGCATATTTAATTAATAAAGGATATACTCTTTCGTCAAGTAATATTACAGAAATTTTAAAACATCATGGTACTTTTTCTACAAAGTTTTATGAAGCAATTTTTTGTAAACAAAAACGAAATGATTATGCTAAACAATCTGATTGGTTAAAATATGATGTAATGGATGCAAAATATAAACAAGCTCGGATGATAGCTATAGAGGCAAAAAAGAAACTTCGTAAATCATATCAGAATAGATAAATATGTTTATTAAGGAATATACGGGGAATAATAATGTTTTTAAATGATTTATCAAACAAAACCAGGCGGTTTAACAAAGTTAATCGCTGGCTTAATAAAGAATTTGGTGTTAGTGTAAACGAAAATTCTACAATTGATCAATTATCAAATGCAAAAGTAAATTTAGAAAACCATAAGCAAAAGTTATCAGAAAGTTCACAATTTAATGAAGGTCATAAAGACAAGCATTATATGAAAACTGTTCTTATGCTTGAAGCAGTAGATATGCTACTATCAAATGGTACCTCTATTGTTGCATCACCAGTTTCAATGGTTGCTGAGCAAACAGACGAAATGGAAAATGCTCAAATTTTACTTGCCGCACAAGATATGGTTGATAAACTAGCAGGAATGGCAGAAGATATTGCTGAGCTTCAAACAAAGGCATTGATGCCTTTAGTTGACGAAATTAAATATAATGTTGGGCAACAGCAAGCAAGTTCATTTAATGAGACAGCAAAGTCACAATTGCAGTCTGCGTTAGATGCTATTGTTAGTGTTAAAGATGCTATGGGAGACCAAGTACTTGCATTACAAGGTGGACAGTTACCAGCAACTGACATGGAAGAACCTATGCCAGAGATACCAGGTGAGATGCCAGGTGAAGAAATGCCACCAATCGAAGATACAGAAGATATGATGGGTGGTGCAGATGAAGTAGCAGGCCCAGCAGATTCACCATTAGGTAGAGAAGAGAAGTAATGAAACTTGCCGAGATATTTTTCGGTGAAGTACAATCAGTCGATCAATTAGGTGATGCGGTTGTTAATTTCCTATTCTATTTAAGGGAGCAGGGAGTAACAAAAATAAAAACAGAAGAACTTATACCAATGTTAAAACAAGAAGGTATAAATGATTTTGATGAAGGAGACGAGGATTCGGTTAAATCTTTGGTAGATCTGTTAAATGAAGAACTACCAGAATTAATAGCAAGTGCTACAATAGATGAAATATCATTTAAAAACACTATGCCCGATGCAATGTCAAGCAGTGATGCTGACAATGCAGTAGTACAAGCCGCTGATAGAGCAAATCCTCTTACATAGGAAGAAAATAAATGTCAATAATGATTAGTGCCGCAGATGCGAAATTACAAGCACAAGGAAACTTGGTTATACTCCAGGAGGTCCGCGCAATTGAAGAAGCAATTTTAACTGCGGTTGGCAGTAATTTGTTATATGCTACAGTATCTGATGGTACTACAATGACAATGAGTACTCCGGCTATTTCAGTTACAGCAACAGTTAATAATCCAACAACAACAGCTAATCAGACTTTTACAATTAATAGTACCCCTGTAACATCGAGTGGTACAACAATTAATTCAATGGTAGATGATATTAACACTTTAGTAATGACTGGTATTACTGCAAGTAAAACAGCTGTTGCCGGCGCTTTAAAAATTTCAAGTGATAATAATAATTTTACATTAATAATTGCAGCTGGATCTGGTACACTATTAGGTGATTTAGGTCTTACAGCCGCAACAACAACTGCTACCGCAGTTAGTAAAGATTATTATAATGTTTGGCAGAATACTGCTACAAATACTACATATACACAACAAATGTCTGAAGTAGTTCAATATTTTACAGATAAAGGTTATACTATTGTTAGGCAAAAAAATGCTGATACAACGAATACTACTTTTAAATGGTATGTAACCTGGTAAAACAATTGACAACATTGATTGTCTTGTAGTATAATATATTAATGTCTTTAATAAACAAGATATACGAATATCCCATTCTAAAAAGAACCGAAGTCAACGGCCAGAGATTATATGATACTGGAAGTGCAAAAGTACCTTCCGTAACTACTATTCTTGGTCGTATGAAAGACATGACTGGAATTAATAAATGGCGAGATAGGGTAGGGCATGAAGAGGCACAACGTATTTTAACAGAAGCTGCAAATTTAGGTACAGCAACACATAAGCATTTAGAAAATCATGTTTTGGGTATAGAACGCCCACAGGGTACAAATTTAATTAGGCAAATAGCATCAAAGTTAGCAGATATAGTTATTGATGAAGGCCTTGTTAATATAAATGAAGTTTGGGGTTTAGAAGCATCATTATATTCTCCTGAGCTTTATGCAGGTACTACAGATTGTGTAGGACTTTGGAAAGATAAACCTGCAATTATAGATTTTAAAACATCTCGCTCAGTAAAGAAACGTGAATGGATAGATGACTATTTTTTACAAGGTGTTGCATATGCAATGGCACACAATGAATTGTTTGATACAACAATTGAAACAGTTGTTATTATGATGGTTACGCACGATGGGAAGTATTTAGAATTTCCTATTACAGACGATGAATTTAATAAGTATACAGAGAAATGGCTTGATAAACTAAAAGAGTATTACCAGGTTTATGATAAATACTAATATTATAAGATTTACTGGAGAAAAAATTCGTGGCCAAAATAACCAAAATGCAACAACGCCGTGGACTTCGTCGAAACCTCCCGTTGCCGTTGGCACCGGGTGAGTTTGGATTAGCCACAGATTCACGGGAACTTTTTATTGGTAATGATACTACCGATTCATTGAGTGGAATACAAAATAGAACTATACAGCTTGGTTTTTTTGCTACAGGGTTTGATTTTACTAATAGTAATTTACAAAATAACATTACAGAGTTTATAGTTAAAAGGGATATTATCACCGGGGTAACTGGTATAGGACCAACAGGATCTACAGGATTTTCAATTTTATCTTTGCACTCAGGTTTAAGTGCAACCGCAAATCATGCTAGTGGGGTTAAATTAAAAGGCGGCATTAATGATCAGTCATTAACAGTCTACAAATATTCGCCAGCAACTTCGTCACATGCTAAATTGCTTCCAGGTGATCCAGATGGTACACCAGTAACAATTAATGATTATAAGTTAATTGGAGGTGTAGGTACATTAGGAATACAATTTACTAAAGCCTTAGTTGCCACTGATAAAGTTTATGTTGTTCATTTGAGAAAAACAGATTTGGAAACATATCTTATAAATGCATTTAATGCAAGTTATGATACACCAGCAGGCGGCGGTAATCCTCTTACTAGTTTAACACAAAAAATAGATCTTAGCCAATTGTATTTCGATGAGTCAACCGGTGAAGGTTTTATTGGTTGGAATGATGCACAAATTCCAAAAGCAGATAACAGCACTAATGTTCCTAATGCTGGTGTTGCTACAAGTGTTACTAATATGTCAGTTAAAGAATGGTTTGAAGGCAGAACTGTGGCGCCGACTTATATCGGATATCTTAATCACTCTGGAGCGGCCGCCGAACCACATTTAAATAGTGCAATTAGTGGGTTAGGTAATGCGTATTGGGGTAATGGTGATGGAACTACAACTAATATTAGTAATGATGGCGGCAGAGGTATAGCAAAGTTTGGGCAAGACGCTGAAACAACGGTTCCAACGTACAGTATGAATGAAGATTTGGCATTTACAACTCGGAGTCATATTGGTGCTAAAAATTTATCAAGATTTTTAAATCATAGTTGGTTAGCTGAAGGTTCAGATCCAACAAGGCAGTTATCACATCTTCGTTCAAATATTAGAGTTGTAACTGATGAGAATGTTGGTGATGTATTTTCAAACCTAACAATTGGTAATCCTTCGACACGTACGGCCAGTGATACTATTTCACCAGGTAGTTCTTCTACTAATCCAGTACAAGGTAACCAGAATTATCGAGCAGTGGGTTCAGTATATACTACTACACAAGCATTAGTAGGTGTTGTTAGATATAATTTAACAACTATTTCTAATTTAGAAATTGATTATAGTATTAAATTCACAGATAGTGTAGGTTCACCTACTTATCATGTAGTTCGAACTGGTAGAGCATCAGTTAGTTTTCCATTACTTGCTGATGGTACAAATGTAAAAGGACATGGTGCAATATTAGATCAATGGAATGAAATTGATATAATATCAGCAACTGGCGCTGTACCGTTTAGTGCAATACAAACATTTGCATTTGCAGTTGCAGTTGCCAAGCGAGTAACATCAAAAGGCGATCCGGTACTTGAACAAAATTATGCTGATTCTGTAGCAAATACAGGCGGTACAGGAACTGCCGCATACACTACAAAATATGGTGAAGCACATGGTAGTGCGTCATATGTAGATGTAGATAATCCAACAAAGTATTTTGGATTCTTACTATATCAAAATAAACGTGGTGTAGATGGTACAATAGAGTTTATACAACGCCGATTTTAGACTTGACAAAGTAGTATTTTTTTGTTATTATAGTTCTATGTCTAAAGAAATTGATTTAAACAAATACAAACATTTTGTAGATAGTGTTACCTCTAAAGAATCTAAAGATTCATCGGCACTGGTTACACGTTGGAGTGAACTTAATAAGTTTGTTCAGACACCTCGTTTATTAACTGCAAGTATGGGATTAAGTTCTGAAACTGGCGAGTTTAATGAGATTGTAAAAAAATGTATATTTCAAGGTAAGCCAGCAGATGCTGACAATATACATCATATGAAACGAGAGTTAGGTGATATAATATGGTATTGGGCACAGGCATGTTTGGCCTTGCGTTTAGACCCAAATGATGTTATAATAGAAAATGTAGAAAAATTAAAAAGTAGGTATCCTGGCGGTGAATTTGATACTTCTAGATCTGAAAATAGAGAAGAAGGTGATGTGTAGTGTATAGGCCGCTACCCGATGGTATCACAATAGGTAAAAGTGGTATCGATGGATTAGGTGTAGTTGCAACAAAGGCATTTAAAGCAGATACTGTATTAGGAATAGTACATGTTGCTAATAAGAATTTTCCACACGGGTATATAAGAACAGCGTTAGGAGCATTTTATAATCATTCTGATGATCCTAATTGTGTTGTGCTTAATGGTTACTGGCATCAAATACCAGTGAAGTATTTGGTAACAAAAAAAGATATTAAAAAAGATGAAGAATTAACAGCCAAGTATAGTTTGTATGTTGTTGAAGAAGATCAATGGGAATAAAAATGTTAAAAACAAATAAATTTAAAAATGGTGATATTATTAGTGCTAAACTAATCTCAGGTGAAGAAATTGTTGCAAAGTTAGGTGAAGAAACTGATACAACATATGAATTTGATAGACCAGTTTCTTTATCAATTGGGCCACAAGGCGCGGCACTGACACCTTATATGATAACAGCATCTGCCGAAAATTTAATTATAGTTGTTGATAAAAATAAAGTTATTGCAGTTGCCGAAGCACAAAAAGAAGTTTGTACTGAATATACAAAAGCAACAACCGGCCTTGTAACGCCGGCCGCAGGAAAAATTGTTACATAGGAGATAAATTAATGGTAGGAATAAAAATAGGTGATAAATTAATTATTAGTATTCCGTTGCAGTTTGATGTTATTGCCCGAAATCATCGAGTAATAACTGATGGATTTACTAATTATAGCGGACCCAATCCACATGCTGATCCAGGCGATATTGCAAGTACAATGAGTATCCCAGATGAACTTATTGCACTGATGAAACAACAACAAACCGAAGCAATGGGTTTATTAGGAAGTGTAATTCCTGAAACTGCATGGGATAAGCATTTCAGGCTTTTTCCTGAAATTCCATGGGATGAGCGATTCGATTATCACGAGTTCGATGATGATGATCACATGATTGGAACGATGCAAACATATGACCCACAAACAAATGAGTGGGTAGACCCACCCGAAGAGACATCGTTGCAAAGTCTAATGGATGAATCAAGCGAGGCACTTTCTGGTTCAGTTGGTTCTATGCAAGGACTTATTAGTAAATGTACAGAACTCGCTGATTACATCAATGAGACAGCATTGCTACTATTAGGTGCTGTTGCCGGTGGTGCTGACTTTGCTACCGCCCAAGCTGCGATGGCTGCTCACCCCCATCCAATGCCAGAACCACCAGCTAGCGCTGATGCCCTGTTCGAAGTAGAACAGGCGGCACAACAGTTACAAAAGTTTTCAGATATAGCAAAAGGAATAAAAGGATCAACAGGTGAAGTTGGTAATGTTGTATCACAAATAACAGACATAGCGAAAAATGCTACTATGTTGGCGGCAATGGGTTCTCTCTCAGAAGGAATTGCAAAAGCAGCTGGAATGCCTGCTCCGCCAAGTATGAATGTAGCATTTGAAAGTTTAACTACTGGTCATGTTGGCAACGCAATGCATATTATGAATGCTGGTATGTCAGTGGTTAATGGGATTGCCTCAAAGGAAGTATATGAAGGACAGTTAGATGATATAAATGATTTAGTTTGGCAAGGAGGGTTTGGAGAATCAGGATTTGAATTACCGTTCGCTGGTATAACAGTACCATTGCCTACTTGGGAAAACACTATTCCTTGTGGTGGAGAAACGACGGGGCAATTTCCCTTAGGCGGATCAATTGGTAGTATGATGGAAATGGCAAAAGAGAGAATGCTAGGAAAATTAGCAGAATGTAATTCTGCAATAACAGCTGCAATGCAACCTCTTACTGAATTAGGTGCGGCCGCCGCTATGATACAACAATTAGGAAGTTTACCCGATGCATTGCGGAGAAATTTAAGTGATGAGATGATGAATTTAGCAATACAGGCATCTAATAATATGTATCCTGGCATATCGTTAACTGTACCTCCAATGCCAGAACCATTAACTAATATAAATTGTGATCCAGCTGAAATATTTGAAACTGCCCACGGAGGCAGCCATTCAGGTACTGGTGGTTCTGTACTTGACTTTGCCGCTAACATTGGCTCAACTATAATGTCAGCAGGGCACGGAACAGTTTGGAAGCCAGTATCAGAAAAGGATGGTAATCTGGCTGTATTACTACCACGAAAATTTGGTCAAGCAACTGTTACAGTAGGTGGCGATGTTGGTGTATTTGTAGGATTTACAAATGGCAATCGCGGAACATACCGCTTTCCAAAACCGGGTGCTGGGTATGGACCGTCGACTAGTGTTTCAATTGCCGGAACCACTACTAAGATAGTGACTGTTCCTGATCCTGATACTCGCAAAGGGTAACGTGTGTTTATTTGGATTTTTATAGTTAAAGCGGTTTTAACCGGCATAATAGGAGCATCATTTTATGTTTGGTTTAAAACTACACGAATGGGTGTCTGGTTTAACAAAAAACTAGATGCTTTAATGACTCGTGTTGTAAAAAGATGTGATGTAGAAGTACTTAAAAAACAAGAGAAACAAATTAAGAAAATACCAGATATTCTTCTTGAACGTTTAAATACAATAGACCAGCAATTAGAAAGTATGAATAAACGAATGGTAAAGATTGAAGAAGAACGAAATCTTGAAAAAGAATTATGGCATAAGATTAGAGCAAATCCGCCAAGGAAACATTAATGACAATAGCAACGGATGTTAATGTAAGAGCATTTTTAAAAGATATTAGTGATTATCAGCTAATTCAAGTTATTGCTAAGGCTGAGAAATGGCCAGATGAAAAAGTATATAAAACAGCACATGCTGAGGTGCATGTTGAAGGCGATCCATGGGATAAGTTTAGTATGAGTAGTAAACTCCCTTATCCAGTAAGAGAAGAACTTGTACGAGCATTTCAAATTCATATGGATGCCGGAACTTTAAAATTACCTAAACCTAGTGATGAGTTTGGTTCAAGTTATGCACGTGATATCGGTAAATGGTTTATGATTGGCTGGGTAATTTATTTTATTATACTTATATTCTTTTAAGGTTGACATAATTGTATTTTCGTTTATTATAAATAGTATTGTAATTATTTTAAAGGGGTTATAAAATGAAAAGATTTTTTATGGAGGTGCAAGATGACGTACCTCCGGAACAAAGTAAATGGTTTACCGACCCCAGCGAAAAAAGTATTATCATATATGTTTAAAGCGTATATAGGCTGGAGTATTTGTGCAGATTTGCTTATACTTGGCGGTATAATATATTTGATTTTTTTTTAATGTAGATAATTTGATATTTGCTAATTGCACACGCTAAACACACATACACACAAGGAGAAATATAATGAGCAATACAAAAAAATCATTAGAAACACCATGGCAGGCTTTTACAGAAGCTGCCAAACTACCACAAGTAACCATTAACAAAAATGGTTATGAAATCAGAACAGAGTTACTTGGCATGGCTAAGGAGTTTGTAACCAATGATTATTACGCAAAGTGGGGACAATTCGAAACTTCTATTAAAAAGGAACACGACGAATTAGTGACAAAAGTTGAAATGCCACAAGTTCCTGGCGTCGAACAAATCATGGAAACAGCACAAAAATTCTACGATTTTGTAAATCAGAAGAAATAATAGGGGCTTCGTGCTCGGGTAGGGGGATAGGACATATCGCCCAGAGGATCAATTAAATTTAGCCTGGTGAGGCATATTTAGTCCATCCCCCGCCAATTTTTGATAAATATTACTATGGAAGACGGTTTCCATAGGAGATTATAATGAGCGATAAGCAAAAGAAAATTGCCTGGGTAGCTGCCACAGTAATAGTAGTAGGTTTCTTAGGCGATCATTTTGGTTTTTGGGAAATGACTGCATGGATCAACCCAGCCGGCGGCCCTGACAGCCGATAAAACAGTATATACTGTTCATGGATAAATGGGCCGAGAGGCCCATTTATTTTATTAGAGTAAATATTAAAAATGACATGTGAACTTTGCAAATTACATACGATTTTAAAGGTATACGATGATTCAGATCCACGATGGATTATAATGGATTGTATGTCATGTTTAATTCCAATGATAGTGTGGTACGGACATACAATGGCTATTCCACCAAGAGACAGAGTAGAAATGGAAATAGCATTAAGGGAAGTTGGCGATCGCGAATTTGGTAAAGGTAATTATTTTATTGATGATGAACAAAGAACTATTCCGGATCATTTACATTGGCATGCTCGACCAAATGATTGGGTACCAAATTTGGAATGGATTGAAAAAATTCGTAAAGAACGTTCACCGTATATGTAAGTATTATGAGTAAAGTTTATAACAGGAAGGATTTTTTGAAACATAAAAATTTTTGTTTATATCCATTTACACAATTATATTGTTTGTCAACACCTGATGGCTTTCGTGTTAAGCCTTGTTGTGAAACACTAGAAAAAGATGAAATATATGCTAAAACAATAAGCAGTATTAAGAATCATGATTTTTTAAAAGATCTTAGAAAACACTTTATAGATGACAAACCACTTCCTGAAATGTGTTGTCGTTGTATAGAAGATGAAACAGCATCAGATGGTAAAAGTAGTCGCAGGCTTGATAGATTATCATCTAATATGGATTTTACATTTGAAGTAAACGAAGATGGTGAATTATTAAGTGAAGTGCAAGATCTTGATTTACGACCAAGTAATACTTGTAATCTAAAATGTATAATGTGCAATCCTTGGGATTCATCAAAGTGGGGAGAGGATATTGATATATACGGCGATGTGTTTTTAAAATTATCAAAACAGGATGATTTAGAAGACCTTAAAAAAGAGATTAATAAAGCAAAACAATATACTGATTGGAATGAGTTGTTAGGCCTTGTTGGTTATTTAAAAAGAATTTTTATTGCAGGCGGCGAGCCTTTCTATATGAAAAATGCATTGGCATTTTTACAAACATTAGTAGATTTAGAAGTAGCATCAGATATTATTTTAGAAATAACAACTAATGCTGTCAGTATTAATAATGCATTAATTTCTTTGTTAGAACAGTTTAAGGAAGTTAATATTACTATTAGTATCGATGGTGTTGAAGATGTAAATTATATTATTAGATACCCAACCGAATGGAGTACATTTTGTTTAAATATTAATTTGTTATATAATAAATTTCCTAATCATATACATTTTAATAATACAGTCTCAGCATTGAACTTATTAGACACACTTAATATAGTAGATTTTACAAATAAATATATAGGAACCGGTATAATATTAGGAAGATGTGTAGAACCTGAATTATTAGATGTTAATAGTTTGAAACCAGAGGTTATTAATAAGTTTAGAGGATTATTAAAATATGGTTCAATTAGTAACAAGCAACATAATTGGTATACTCTTTTAATAGATGATTACAAATACAATGAAGAAAATAATAATAAAATGAAAACGTTTTTAGCAAAGTTAGATAAAAAGAGAAATACAAATTCAAAAGATATTTTACCATGGTGTTGGGTATGAAGGGTAAGCATTTTATTATATTTGTACATGTATATAGGCCCGGTGAAGGTGCAAGAACCGAATCAAAGGATTTTGGGTTAGATGGTAAATGGAATATGCAGGAAGAAATTTATTTTCTTGATAAAGTATCAGATAAGTTTTTAACAAGGGCTACTGCAATATTAGATTATGATAATAATAAAATTATCAAAACCCGTATAGAAGGGTTAACACCTGAGAAAATGCTTTCTCATGTGCAAGAAAAATATCCAAAGCAATTTTTACAGTTTATGAAAGTGATTAGCCAAGATAAAAAAGACGGCGGTTGACAATTACTTTAATATATATTATAATATTTGGTAAATAATATCATTGTGTCTTCAAGTGGAGACTTTAAATATAGAGATATAAAATGGCAAAAGATAAATTTGAAAGAACAAAACCGCATGTTAACGTAGGTACAATCGGTCATGTTGACCATGGTAAAACTACACTAACAGCGGCAATTACAAAAGTGTTGGGCGAAAAATTTGGTGGTGATGCAAAAGCATTTGACGAAATTGATAACGCTCCTGAAGAACGTGAACGGGGTATTACTATTGCAACTGCTCATGTAGAGTATGAAACAGCTGGCCGCCACTATGCTCACGTTGACTGTCCAGGACACGCAGACTATGTAAAGAATATGATTACTGGTGCCGCCCAGATGGATGGTGCTATTTTGGTTGTGTCTGCCGCAGACGGCCCAATGCCGCAAACAAGAGAACACATCTTACTTGCACGGCAAGTTGGTGTTCCGTATATGATTGTTTTTATGAACAAAGCAGACATGGTTGATGATGATGAATTAATAGAACTTGTCGAAATGGAAATTAGAGAACTTCTTGACAGCTATGAGTTCCCAGGTGATGACACACCAATTATTATTGGTTCAGCATTACAAGCATTAGAAGGCGAAGAAACAGAGCACGGTACAGAATCAATTTATAGACTTGCAGAAGCATTAGATTCTTACATTCCAGAACCAGAACGGGCAGTTGATGGCGACTTCTTGTTGCCAATTGAGGATGTGTTCTCAATTGCTGGACGAGGAACAGTTGTTACTGGACGAGTAGAACGTGGTATAGTTAAAGTTGGCGAAGATGTAGAAATTGTCGGTGTTAAGGATACTGTAAAAACAGTTTGTACTGGAGTTGAGATGTTTCGCAAACTACTTGATGAAGGTAGAGCAGGTGATAACATTGGTGCTCTTTTACGTGGTACAAAACGCGAAGATGTAGAGCGCGGCCAAGTATTAGCAAAACCCGGTTCGATTAAACCACATACAAAGTTTGAAGCAGAAGTTTATGTGTTAGCCAAAGAGGAAGGTGGTAGACATACACCGTTTTTCCAAGGATACCGCCCGCAGTTTTATTTCCGTACAACGGATATCACTGGACAATGTGAACTTGCTGAAGGTGTTGATATGGTAATGCCTGGTGATAATGTAAATCTTACAGCAACATTGATTAACCCAATTGCTATGGAAGAAGGTTTGCGTTTCGCTATTAGGGAAGGTGGCAGAACCGTTGGTGCTGGTGTAGTTGCAAAAATTATTGAGTAATGTTTTTAACGGGTAAATACTAGTATGGTAGCTCGCCCGTCGGATAATAATAAAACAACAAATCGTTCACCAATGGCCGTTTCGCCTACATTCTGTGCGTTTCCTTTTGCACATTTAGTTATACATAATAATGGAACATATGGTCCATGTTGTGGTGCATCGGAATTTTTTTATATAAATGAAAATAATAAAGTTGGATCAGCTAACATGTTTGAACCGATGTTTCTTGACGGGGATATTAAACCATATTGGTTAGGTATTGAGGAAGCATTTAATAGCGAGCCGATGGAACATATTCGTCAAGAGTTGTTAAAAGGTAATAAACCGTCTGCATGTGAATCATGCTGGAAGCAAGAAAAATATAAAGAAATTCGTAGTAAAAGACAAGCAAATAACGAACTTTATTTTGCTTTGTTCCCAGCGTTTGAAAATATATTTGATTATAATGCAACAGAATTATCTACAAATCCATATGTTAGATCGTTAGATTTAAAATTTTCTAACAAATGTAATTTACATTGTTTAATGTGTCATGCAGGCAATAGTGATATGTGGCTACCATTAGATAAAAAGATAAATCAATATTTAATTAAGCATAATCTAAAAAGGGGCGTTATTTCACCTGATATCCATGACATGGCTTTGGATATAGAGTTATATCATAGTACAGATCATATTATTGTAGATGTAGATGATTTTCATAAAAACATAAGTGATTTTCCTCAAGAAAGATATGAGGAAATCAAATCGTTAATA